CGTAAATCATACTTACTATAGTCGCCAGCTAAGGTAGTATCATTACCAAAACGACCAACATGAGTCATCACTTCATGCCACTCAGGACTTTGGGCATTAATTCCAACTGCACACTCAGATTTCAGCGGAAACAACGACAAAAGTCTTGCAAGAGGCAGAAAATATTTCCTAACCAACAATTGAAGGGCCATCGGAGATGCTTGAAAAACGCGAACTTTATCCTTATCCAGTTTAGTAGGCTCATCTTTAAGACAAGCTTTAAAAACCGGATAGGCTCGTTCGCCGTCAAGATACTTCTTCTCACATTGCATAGCTTCTTCCCAAAACATGGGATCAAGAATAGCAGGGCAATTATGAGAAGGAAAATCTTGAGAATCAAGTAAATCTATATATTGTGACTTAGGACCGGACAATGGAAAACCTACGGAAGTATTTGGTGGCATTTTATCGATAAAACGCTTACCATCAATCCCGCAGACAGTTTCCATTTGTGTCAACGGCTTAGTATCATCAATCAAAGATTTCCACCTTTTATCAAGTAAAATACAATCTAATTGATGGACGTAATCTCTATAGGCACCTTCGAGTAAAGAAGGTTCCATTCCTATCGTTGGCTGGCACGAATACAAAAGGGATTCGCGCCAAGAGGCAGTCGAAAACTTAGGCTTTCCCCACAATGGGGGAACTGCCATAATTTCACAAACAGTTTGAGAAATAGGAAGGGAAACAACTTCGGAATAATACTTTGCACGACCAATGCAACTACCATACAGCTCACAATTTGTTCCTAACGGGAGAAAGTTAACGGGACTTTTTGGATGAATCTTATCAGATTCAAACCATTGTACACCATAAACAATTTTCTCAACCGTACCGGAACTTTTGGACAGCAAAACGCCATCCATATTAGCAAGCTGCACGAGAGCAGCATCCAATTCCGCTATAGTCAATAAGCCAGCACAACCTTGGGGGGAGTTTTCAACTCCACCCAGGTGAAAGCCAGCAATCATCGGACCATTAGTATGCGAAACAAGAGGGGCC